CGGCTCATGTACGACAAGCGCCAGCACGACTCAATTGATGCGGCGAAGAAATTACTGGCGGACGCAGAGCGCGTCATATTCCTCGGCTTTGGGTTCGACCCCGATAACATCGCGCGCTTGGAACTCCCACGCTTGTTGGTTGGCAAGAACGTATACGCTACCAGGTACGGGGTTCCAGAAGGCGACTGGCAAAGCATTATCGCTAACCTCGCACCTGCGGGGCTTACGGCAGGTCATCGAGACCACGACAGCGTCAAGTTCCTGCTAGAGAGCGCCGCAATCGTCGGGTAAGATCGCGCCATCAAGGCATGGAGGCGATATGAAGCTCATTGCATTTGCTGTCATGGCTCTGTTGGCCGGTTCGGCGGCGCGTGCCGATATCGACATAGCGCTCTACCATCAAGCCCAGCGAGAAGGTGGCAGCAGCTGGGACGCGATGCAGTACTACATCAACGGCGTCGCTGACGGAATTATGATTGTCAATGCCCGTGTCACTCAGGAAACTGGCAAACCGCTGATCTGCTTTCCCGAGACACTGCCGCTGGGCCTTGGAAACTGGCTTGGACTTATCGACCAAGCCGCAAAGCACTACCCGGCGGAAAAGTTCGAGCACCTCATGGTAAGCGCGGTGCTCCAGCAAGCGCTCGAAAACACTTTTCCGTGCAAGGCGGCTCACTAGTGCGCTCTCTGGCAGTAGCGGCCGTCACATTGATAGCGTGCGTCGGCTGCAATCAGCACGATTCCGGTCAGCTGTTCGAGCACCAGACCATGTGCGGGAATGCCGCCAGGGACTGGTACGCGAAAGAGGTTGCCGGTAGCGAAGGCGGCTTCGGCCTCAACAGCCACTACAACCAGAAGCTAAATCGATGCTTTCTGGTGTGGACCTACGGCAACGCGGGCACCAACACTGACCAGGCATGGTCGACTGCGCTAGTAGACGTCAACGAGAACCGCCAAATCGGAGACGTGCTCCAGCACCTCAACAGCGACAAAGCGGCCCGGTGCGAGATCGAAGGTCAGACCTGCCTCAACGAAACCGAGTGGAAGAGACTTCTGCAGCGGTACATGGAGCAGTGATGCGCTCATCCTGGATGACTTTGATGTGCGCTACAGCGCTTATAGGATGCTCTGGCCGGGAACAAACCGCTACGGAAGCGTATGAGATGCAAGCGAGCTGCGGCAACAGCGCCCGGGAATGGGCGAGCCACCAGTCACCGCCTGTTACTGACTTCCGCAGCCAGTTGAACACCAGGATGGGCCGGTGCTTCGTGGTGTGGACGACGGCAACCGGGGGCGCTGACGGGTGGACCTACAGCGGTCTGGCAGACGTCAACGCCAACGAGCAGATCGGGTTCTTCATGCTCAATTACAACAACGACAAGCCGCGCAGGTGTGAGGTCGAGCTGAGGAAGTGCGACAGCATGGAAGAGTGGAACCAGCTGGTCACCACATTCGTCGATCCGCTGCCGGTAACGCTCAAGGCGAACTAGGCAGCGCATGCGCGTCTCCGGCGGGCACGTACGTCAACCCTGGTGGTTCGTGACCGACGCCGCTGGACAGTACGTCGCAGCCGCATGACCCGAGGCTTACGAACCCAGGGTCGGCGCAGTAACGCGCCAACGATGCACCCCAGCCCGAGCAGGCACATTGCCCAGAGCACGGGGTGCTGCACGACGACGGTTGCTCGCCATGCACAGCCCGCCCAGCGCACCGATAACACCACGAACCTGTCGAAGGCTGCCCACCAGAAGGGCACCTCCGGGCTGGTGATCGCCACGGCTACAAGTCCAGCGAGCAAGGGGTGTTTCAGTATTCGGCCTAGTGTCTGCAGTTTCATGTGCGTGTTGTCCGTATTGTCAATCAATCGGCAAGCCGCTCCCGAGAGCACCGGTTAAGTGCTTGATGCCGCTCGGCAATCAATCGAGAGTGTCCATATAACGCGCTCAAATCATCGTTACAGCAACGTGTCACTGATCGGAGACGGATGCGCCTGGTCGCAAAACGGGAACACATTGCATCAAGTTTGGTTATCGGCAGCTGCTTGTGATAGTCGCTCATGGCAGCAGTATGTAGGCCCTGAGTAAGCGCCCGCTATGAGTCATTCAGCGAGGTACTTGTAGGAGGCAGCAGGTGGCTGTATGGCGTGCAGGACGCGGACAGCAATCAACCGCCAACCGCCTCAGGCTTACGATCATCCGCCCCGGCACGCCACTACTGGCCAGTCATCAATAGATCACGTGCCTAGTACTGTATGGCAAGCCGCTTGTGGTCAGCGGGTCCTAGGCTAGGACTCGAAGGGACGGCGTAAGTCGCTGATGCCAGGCGCATTGCCGCCACCCAGGCGCACCAGTACCCCAGCAGGGTACCCCGAAGCCCCACACGACCGACCACAACCGGCTTGCGGTAGACACCAGCAATGGCCGTGAAACCGCATACGGAGGCCGCTGGCAGGCTCAACGCCTGGCGGGGCTGGCAATGGACAGCCGGCAGCAGATCGCGTCGCCTGGCGCGTCCTAAATCGAGCCGGGAGACCACAAGCCGGTTGCGATGGCCGGCCCAGTGGGGCGGTCTTAAGGTCAAACCCCCCTGGGACCGCCTGGGATGGTTTGGGGTACCTGATCGTCCCGCCGCCGCCAACATTTCTAACACCCCGCCGCCAACACGGGCGCTCACTCCTGACCCTCGCCGGGCCGGGGTAACTAACAACTAACAGGTGAACAATGACCGACACCATCAAGCAAGCCGCCGACACCGCCGTGAAGGGCATCGAGTCAGCGGTGAGCGCCGAAATCAGCGCCGACAAGGCCGCCCTGACAACCAAGCTGGTCAAGCTGAAGCCTTACGCCCTAGTGGCAGCCGGCTCTCTGGGAGTGGGCGCGCTCCTGGGGCACTTCCTGTGAACAAAGGAACCGCGCTGCTGATCGCGTCCGTAAAACCAGCCAAGGGCGAGGATATGCCCGAGAAGACCATCAAAGAGCCGACCCCGGCTGAGCGCATGATGGATCGCGCGCATTACGAAAAGCAGGACGCCACCGCCGACTGGATCGCAGGCCGGATCACCTCCGCCAAGCATAAGCTGATTCATGGCCGCGCCAACCGAGTGATCAAAGCTAAGGGCAACCTCAAGCCGTGATCGTAGTCGTCGCCCTCAAGGGCAGCATCAACATCGTCCCGGTAAGGCCGCAGTAGTGGCGCTCCGAGGACCGTCATGGCTCCAGGCGCAACCGGAGCTGCCTTACACACCGGTCACTAGCTACGCCGGCAGCGACCTGTTGCTGCAGCTGACGTTCCTGAACTCGTCAAGCGTTCCCACTGAGCCTACGTCGATCACGTACGAGCTGGACTCGCTCGACAGCAGCCAGAACGTCATACCGAGCACGTCGCTGACCCCTACGGGGTCGACGCAGATCCTGCAGCTTCCCGGGTCATCGATGCAGCTCACCCGTCAGTTATACGGGCGCGAGGGCATGCAGCTATGGGTGTCGGCGGTTATCCCGGACACGAACGCGAGCACCGGTTCGATCAAGGTGAACCAGGTCGTGTACATCGACCTCATCCAGATCGCCACGCCCCCTCAGTAAAGGATTCTAGGTGAGCAAGTTTCCTGTCGAGCCTCTAGGGGCTCTGCTGTTCGTTGAGCCGGCCCAGGCTTCGAAGATCCAACTCGTCGACCCGCGTAAGGCGTGGCGCGGCAAGGTCTTGGCCGCAGGCCCTGGCGAGCCATTGCCAGAAGGCGGTTCCCGACCGATGTCGGTTGCCGTAGGGGACGTCGTGTACCTGCACCCCAGTCGTGCCATTGAGGGCGTGTTCAACCAGACCCGGGTGTGGATCACCGACGAGAAGAACGTGCTCGCCATGGAGGCCGCTTGATCCGACCGTTGCGCGACAACGTCGCCATTCGTCCATTCGTGTACGAGTCAGACGTCGTCGTAGGCGGGCAAAGGTTGTTCGTCGCCGGCATCGAGCTGCACAAGGGCGTGGTCGTGGCCGCTGGACCTGGTCGCAGGATGCGCCGCCGCGTTCCGTACCGGCTGCAAGAGGGCAAGAACGCCGACGCCGTATGGGTAGAGGACGGCCCTGAGACCGGGAAGATTCGGCCGATGCGGGTAAAGGTGGGCGATGTCGTCGAGTACAGCTTCCGAAACGCCAAGAAATTCGTATACGCCGCCGAAGAGCTGGTTATGGTCCCCGAGCAGTCCATCTACGGCAAAACGGACGACAGCCGCAGTCACGGAGTCCTTGAGCACAAGTCCTCTGATGTCAGCTGAAAATCCGGAGATCATCTCCCGCTCTGCGGCGAAGACACTCGGCAGGGTTCGGTACTACGTGCCGGGCAAGAAGTGCAAACGCGGGCACGACGCTGAGCGCATCGTCAGCAACGGCGCGTGCGTCATGTGCAACCGGCTTACGCCGGCAAAGAAACAAGCCGAGCGCGCAGCAGAGAAGGCAGCTCGCGGAGAAATTCCGCCGCAGGTCCCCGACATCGTTAAGCACATGCCCACACCAGTGTTCGTGTCGGGCTTTCAGTGGACTGCGGAGAACATGTCGACCCTGATCGACACCTACGTAGACACCGGGGACATGGCCGGCGCTCGCGACGCCATCGGCGTCCGCCCGAGCGAGTACGAGCGCGAGCTTGAGCGCAATCACGACTTCGCCGCCGCCGTGCAAGCAGCCGAGCCGAAGGCCAAGCAACGCCTTGAGGAGCGCCTGCTCCAGGTAGCCCTTCAGGGCAATCACCAGGCTTTGCTGCCCGCCATTAAGGCGCACTTCGACGAGTACAAGGACAAATCCCAGGGGGTAAAGAACCCCGAACGGAGCATCTCTGACGCAGAACTCAGCCGCCGCATCGACCAGCTTCATCAGCGCCTCGGAATCAAGGTCGGAACGGCTGGAGTACCTGAGACTGCTGGAGGAGCTGGAGTACCGTCAGAGGCGGAACAAGCTGCGGACGATATTCCCGGAGACGGGGAAGTACTCCAGGGACAAGTACCCGAAGCATCTTGAGTTCTTCGCCCTAGGGAGCAAGTTCAACGAGCGAGCGCTCTTCGGTGGTAACCGCAGCGGCAAGACCGTCGCCGGCTGCTACGAGGACACGCTGCACCTGACCGGTCTTTACCCCGAGTGGTGGTCCGGCAAGCGATTCGATCACCCCACCGACGGATGGGTGGCGGGGGACACCGCGAAGACGGTGCGCGACATTCTCCAGGCGGAGCTGCTCGGCAAGCCGAGCGATCCTACCGCCGAGGGAACCGGGCTGATCCCGGCTGAAACCATCATCCGCACAACCCCCAAGCACGGTCTTGCTGATGCGGTCGAGTCCTTGTCCGTTCGTCACACGAGCGGCGGGGTATCGGTGCTGCACTTCAAGAGCTACGACCAGGGTCGCGAGGCGTTCCAGGGCACCAGTCAGCACTTCGTTCACCTCGACGAGGACTGCGCCCAGGAGATCTACGCGGAGTGCCTTCTGCGTCTTCTGACGACAGAGGGAACTCTGTACTGGACCGCGACCCTGGTCGAGGGCCTGACCCCGCTGATGCTCGACTATCTTCCCAATTTGCGCCCGTCGCCTGATGTCTAATTCTCGGCAGTGCGCAACATGCGGCGAAGTTAAGCAATTGACCGAGTTCTATTCCTGGACTCGAACAACCACCAACGGGCCAAAGAAATACGTCGAATCGAGGTGCAAACCGTGCAATAGGTTGCGCGCCATCACGTACTACCGCGCCAATCCAAACGCGCAGCGGGAAAAGAGCCGAAGGCGTATGGCGCGGGAGCGCTTGCAAAGCCCTGGAAAAGCTAGGGAGAGGCAGCGTGCTTGGCGCGCTGCAAACCCTGATAGATCACGCGCGATTAGCAGACGTCAGCGCGGTTACCCGGAGCCAACGAGACCGGAGCCATCACTATGCGAATGCTGCGGTAAGCAGAACGTCGCAAAGCGAACGCTAGCCCTAGACCACGATCACATCACCGGTCAATTCCGAGGCTGGCTCTGCAATTTGTGCAACACCGCAATCGGGAAGCTAGGGGACACGCTCGAAGGCGTTGAACGCGCCGTTGCATATTTGAAGCGAGTCTCTTAGTGGCAAAAGCCTATATTCAGATCAGCCTAGATGAAGTACCTCACGTTGACGTCGCGAAGGTCGAGGACGCCCTAAAGAGCGTCCCACCATGGCAGCGAGCCATGCGACGCACCGGCATCCCGGCATTCGGCAGTGGAGCTATTTACCCGGTTCCCGAGGAGGACGTCGTTGTAACGAACTTCGACATCCCAGCGCACTGGCCCCGCGTGTTCGGCTTCGACGTCGGCTGGCAAGTTAATGCTGCAGTGTGGGGAGCGCACGACCGGTCGACCGACATCCTGTACATCTACGACGAGCTGTACAAGGGCAAGACCGAGCCCAGCCTTATCGCCGCATCGATCAAGTCACGCGGCGCGTGGATTCCAGGTGTTATCGACCCCGCGAGTAGCGGCAGCGGTCAGCGCGACGGTAAGAAGCTGATCGAGGACTACCGGGACACTCACAGCCTGGATGTGAAGCCCGCAGATAACGCGATAACGACGGGTCTATCGAGAGTTTGGGAGCGTCTGAGTCAGGGTCGGCTCAAGATTTTCCGCAGCTGCCAGAAACTGCTGGGCGAGTACCGACTGTATCGCCGCGACGAGCGCGGGAACATCGTCGCATCGCCGGATCACGCCCTAGACGCGCTTCGATACCTGGTGATGTCAGGCCTGGATCGCGCAATTACAGAACCAAAACAACCAAAGCCGGGAGAAAAACCCTGGTGGTACGTCCGACCCCCTGCGGTGTGGGCGGGATAGGAGCTAATTCTTGGCAGAAGATCAGCAGCGGACGCTAAACGAAGAAGAGACAACAACTCTGCTTGGCACGATTCGCACGCGCTACGAGAAGGGCGTCGCCGCGAACGAAGAAAATCGGCGTCTGCATACCGAAGATCTGGCGTTTGTGTACGACAGCGAGCAGTTCGGGCAGTGGGACCCGCTGGTGCTTGCAATGCGCCAGGGTCGGCCGTCGTACACGTTCAACCGTGTGCTCGGGCCGGTCAACATGCTGCTCGGCGACCAGCGGCAGACGCGTCCTGCCATCAAAGTTCGCCCATCGACTCAGGACGCCAGCCAGGAGGTCGCGGAGATCTTCGGCGGCATCTGGCGCGACATCGAGCAGTGCTCGCGCGCCGAGGCAATTTACGACGAAACGTACAAGCACGCCGTGGCCGGTGGCTTCGGCGAGATCATGCTCCTGCCTGAGTACGCCGCAGACAACGGTTTTGAGCAGGTCCTTCGCATCAAGGACGTTCCAAACCCGTTGACGGTCATCCGCGACCCGGAGTCAACCGATCCTTGCGGCGCAGACGCCAACTGGGTAATGGTTGGCGGTCGCATCAGCAAAGAAAAGTACGAGGCCGAATACCCAGGGTTCGCGTCGACGACGTTCCCGATGTCCCGCGACTCACTTGGCTGGTACACCGATGGCCAGGTACGAGTTGTCCGGTATTTTGAGCGCTTCGCGGTCGAGAAGGAAATCGCGCTGCTATCAGACGGCCGTGTGATCGACTACACGGCCAAGGAAAAGGCCGTCGAGAAGCACCTCGACAACTCCCAGGACGCGGCGAAGGTAGTGCGCACCCGTAAGGTGACAGACTGGAAGGTCCGTTACCTGAAGTGCGACGGCTCGAACATCCTTGAGGGCCCAATCGTGTACGACTGGAAGAAAATCCCGGTCGTTCGCATGCCTGGCCGGTACGTGAACATCGAGGGGCGCATGAAACTGCAGTCTCTCATCCGTCACAGCAAGGACTCGCAGCGCAGTTACAACTTCCACAGCTCAGACGCTGTCGAGCGCTCAGCTTTGGTACCGAAGGCGCGGTACTTTGTCACCCCGAAGATGATCGCCGGCTTTGAGGACATCTGGAACGGTTCCGGGTCTCAGCCGCGCATCTACATGCCGTACAACGTGGACGAGGCAGCCACGGCGACCGGCGGCAAGCCGGAGCGCGAGCAGCCCATCGACGTACCAGCCGGCGCTGTCGCAATGGCGCAGAAGGCTGCCCAGGACATCCAGGCGACCACTGGCTTCTTCGATCCTGCTCTTGGCAACGCGGACGACATGAACCGGGTTAGCGGCGCGGCCCTGGTTACCCATACCCGTCGCAGCGACCTCGGCAGCCACGAATTCATCGACAACTACGGTAAGGCGCTGCAGCTGCTTTGCGAGATGGCCCTGGACATGATCCCGACCATCTACGACTCGGAGCGGGTGCTCAGGATCATCAAAGGCGACGGCACCGAGGATCAGATCAAGGTCAACGGCCAGGACGCCGACGGTAACGTCATCAACGACCTGAAGGCCGGTAGCTACGACTGCACGGTCACCATCGGCCCTAGTTACCAGACCGCGCGCCAGGAGACACTGGCGACGCTAATCGACGCCGCTAAAACCATCCCGGCGATTGCCGAGGTCGCCCCAGATCTAATCGCCCGCGCCATCGACAACCCAGACTCTGACGAGCTGACGAAGCGGCTGCGGGCAGTGCTGATCCAGAAAGGTGTCATCCAGCCGACCCCGCAGGAGAAGCAGAGTATGCCGCCTCCGCAGCCAAACCCGGTGCAGCAGGCGGAAGCCATGCGAGCCCTGGCGCTCGCGCACAAGGACACCGCCAACGCCTCAATCGCGATTAACAAAGCCCAGAACAGCGACCTTGAGACACGCCGAATGGTGGCGGATATCGCCCGACAGGAGCTGAACAACATTCTGTCGGCTCAGAAAGTCACATCACAACATCCCGAGGCATTCGTTGCGCACCTCCAGTCGCAGCTCATGCAGGGCAACAGTCAGACAACGTAAGTTTTTCTTCCCGGTGGGGATCGCCTCGTAGCGCGCAGTCTACGTTCCAAGGAAAACACACAATGCCGACAAGCAACGCGGCCCTTGCCGCTCGCGCTGAATTTGAGAAAGCGACCGAAGCTCTGGCGACCCCAAAGCAGGAAGCGACACCGGAATCTACGTCCGCCGACGGCGACACGCCGGCACTCGATCCATCGGAATCACCCGCCGATGAGACCGTAACCAGTGGTGATGATGTCGAAGAATCTTCTGCGGACTCGACAACCGCAGCGACCGAGGGGGAACCCGAGGACGACGCAGCTTCCGGCGAGACGGAGACCAAGCAACCTAAGGGTAAACCAAGGGGGCAGGTACGTATTGAGGAATTGGTAAGCGAGCGCAAAGCTCTAAAGGCACAAGTCGAGTACCTGCAACAAGAGGTGCTCAAGCTGCAACCGCAAACCCAAGCAGCGCCAGCTGTCGCGCAGACAGTGACCGAGGAACCTCGGCCAACGCTTGAGTCATCCGGTTACGACCCCGCTAAGTTCGAGCAGGAGCTTCAGGCCTGGGCGGACAAAAAGGTCGCAGTAGGCCTAATAAAGCAGCCCCAGCAGGACCAGCAGAACGAGGTTCAGCAGATCGTCCAGGCGCACAACACGAGGGCTCAGGCCTTCGCGGCAAAGACGCCTGACTTTCACATCGTGATGAACGGCCCACAAATGCCGGCGCTTCACGGCGATTCCGCAAAGCTCATTCTGACGTCCGACTTGGGCCCGCAGATTCACTACCACCTGATGAAGAACCCGGATAGGGCCGTGCGCATCGCACGACAGACCCCGGCTCAGCAGGCGGCGGCAATCGGCAGGCTAGAGGCAGAGCTGTCAGCTGCCAAACCCTCGCAGAAGAACACGACAAAAGTCACCAGCGCGCCACCACCGCCAGCACCAACAAAGGCAGGCGGGGCAGCCCAGACCGATCCGACGAAGGTTCCCATTGGGGACTTCATCAAGAACGAGCGGGCGGCAATGGTGCAAAAACGCACAGGTCGGTAACGACCGATAAACAAAACAACAAAGGCAATTTTCAATGGCTAATTCATATCTCACTGCGAGCTGGGTAGCTCGTAAGTCGCTGTCCTTGCTTCACAGCAAGGCTCAGGCGGCTATGGCGTGCAACCGCAACTACGAGAGCGCTATCGGTGCCAAGATCAATGGCGTTCCGATTGGTACTTCGTACACCGTCCGCGTGCCGTTCAGCTATAAGCTGCGCACCGGTTCGGCGATGCAGACCCAGAACCTCACTCAGCGCAGCTCTGTGCTGTCTCTGAGCAACCAGAACGGCGTCGACGTCAACTTGTCCTCAGTTGAGCGTCAGTTCGACATCGGCGACTTCGAAGAGCAGGTAATTCGCCCGGCGGCTGCCGTGATCGCGTCTGGCATCAACGCCAACGTGACCGCGCTAACCAGCCAGTTCCCCAAGCAGGTTGGCACTTACAACGCGCCCGTGAGCTTCACAAGCGTCGCGACCGCCCGTCAGTACCTGACCCAGGCTCTTGCCCCCGAGGGCGAGGACGTGCGCACGCTGCTAACGCATCCGCAGCACGTTACCGACTGGATTACCAGCAATTCAGGACTGTTCAACCCGCAGATTGACGTCAGCGACCAGTGGCGCGAGGGCATCATTGCCTCACGCGTGCAAGGCTTCGCCGCAGTGGAAGAGCCCAAGATGGGCGCGTACACCACGGGAACTTTCGGCACTTCGACCCCGGTCGTTAAGACCGCGACCTCTCCTGGTAACGCAGGTACCGGCAACGCCTACGCGGCGACAATGCTGCTGCAGACCACCGGATGGGCCTCGGGTGCGTCTACATTGAACGCTGGTGACGTGTTCACCATCGCCAACGTGTACGACGTTGATCCGGAAACCAAGCAGAGCCTGGGACGTTTGAAGCAGTTCGTGGTCAACACGACTGTCAGCGACACCACCGGAGAAATCGACGCAACGGTAAGCCCGTGCGCCATCTTCGGCGGGGCGTACCAGAACGTGTCAGCGGCTCCTGCGGCTGGCGCGGCGATCACGGTTGCCTCTCCTTCGAACTCAACCTTCTTGCAGTCTCTGGCTTTGCACAAGGACGCGATCCTGTTCGCGTGCGTGCCGCTAGTCGACGCCAGCGAGCTGGTGAAGTTCTACGCCCAGGAACAGTTCGACGGGTTCGCGATCCGTGTCATCCAGACCTACGACACCGACAACGACCTAATGCCGCTGCGTCTCGACACGATCTCGGGTGAGGTGGTCTCGTACCCCGAACTCGGCGTGCGTCTCATCGGCCAATAAGCCAACAGAGTAGCGGCCTTCGGGCCGCTCTCATCACAACAACATAAGGAATAGCAACAATGGCTATCAATCAAGTAGGCGACGGTGGCGCTGACGGCGTCCAGTTTCCAAACACCAAGGTAGGTTTCTTCGGCGCAGCCCCGGTTGCGGTGCAGACACCTGCCACCAACACTCACACAGTCGCCGCTGGTGCGACCACGAGCGTGTTCACCAACACCACGTTCGACGGCTCTATCGGCTCAACCGCTTACACGGTTGGCGACATCATCGCGGTTCTGAAGACCCTGGGTCTTCTGAAGTCGTAAGCGTGATTTGAAGCCGCCTCTAAGAGCGGCGAAGGATTCCGTGTGTCCTCACCCATACGGACGTCAACGCCAGCGTAATCGGTGTGACTTTCGCTGGTTTCAGAGCAAACCAGCTTCCTTTTAACCCCCCCCGGCGGAAGGCATGAGCGCAACCAATCTAGAAATAGTCACGTTTGCATTTTTGAAGTGCAACGTCATCGATGAGGGCAGCTCACCGAGCCCGGAGCAGGGCGTTGTAGGCCTGACCACGCTCAACGACATGCTCGCCGACTACGCAGCTGACGGTATTCACCTCGGCTGGTATCCCCAAACGAATCTGGCTGTGACGTCGCCCTTGCAGAGTAAGGACGTCGACGCGGTCAAGCTGGGTCTTACAGCGAAGATCGCCGCTCACTACGGCATCGATCTTGCGCCTTTGCTGCTGGCTCAAATTACTGAGGCGAAGACCCGTCTATTCAAGCGTGCCCTGCGTCAGGGGCTCGCTGATCTATCTGACCTGCCACGCCCGCAGGGTATTTTCACGGGCGGCTGGTACTAACTAGATGGCACAGCGCCAGCTGCCGATTCCGACAGGCACCTATCAGCTTACTGACCCACGGGCGAGTGTTCGCCGGCTGGTGAACTGCTTCTCCGAGCAGCTACCGCAGGACAACTTTACCGACGACAGCAAGCAAAAGACGCCGCCTGTGCTGCTGCGCCGAGCGCCTGGTATCTCACCGCTGGCCACAGACGGCTCAAGCAACCCCGTACGTGGCATGTGGATGATGGCCGGGGTTGAGTACGCCGTGATCGGAAACAACCTGTACACGCTATCGAGCACAGGCTCGCTTGTGCAGATCGGCACCGGCATCCCGGGATCGGGCCTGGTGCGCATGACCGACAATACCCAGTGCCTGGTGATCCTACTGCCAGGCACCAAAATCGCGTTCACGTACACCACGGCGAACGGCCTTCAGCAGCTCACTGCAGCGGGCTTTACCGGGTTCGGTGCTCTGGATTGTTGGTTCATTGACTCGTACATCGTGTTCCTTGCCCTCAATGGCCGGGAGTTCTTCAACGACGACGGCCAGGCTAACTCTGGTACGGGTCAGATCACATTCAACAACGGAAACGTGTTCCCGCGAGAGTTCGGGACCGACAACTTCGTCGGGATGGCGATCCAGAACCGCACCATTTGTATCTTCGGCGAGCGTACGTCCGAGATGTACGTCGACACTGGCAGCAGCGCGACGACCGGGTCGCCCTTCTCAAGTGCCCCTGATGGCTTCATGCAGATCGGCATGCTGCCAGGCGCTGGCCTATCTGCGGTTATCCAGGACAACTCAGTGTTCTGGATCGCCAACGACAAGACCATCCGACGGCTTAACGGGCAAACGCCGGTTCGAATCTCGAACCACGGCATTGAGTCGGTTCTTGAGAAGATCGACGTAACCGGGTGCTATGCATTCGCATACAGCATTGGAGGTCACCTGTTCGTTGCCTGGACATTCCCGGCATCGGACGCGCAGCGCACCTTGGTGTATGACTGCACCACGACCGAGTTCCACGAACTTTCAAGTGTAGCAACAGGCTACTGGAGGCCTTTGTGCATGCACAACGCCTTTGGCAAGTTCCTGGTGGGCGACTCTCAGCAGGGGCAGATTGGCTACCTGGACACGACGGTCCGAACGGAGTGGGGCAGCGTACGCTCCTGCACCTGGACGCACCAGCCGGTGTACTACAACAACAATCGTCTGAGCTTCAGACGACTTGAGCTGGTGCTAGGCAGCGGTTTCGCGCCGATCAGCGGCAGCCAGGACCAGACCAACCCGTTCATCACGTTGAGCGTGAGCGACGATGGCGGCGAGACCTGGCGCGCGCTCCCGATGCGATCCCTGGGAACCTACGGGCAGTACGCTAAGCGGGTGACCTGGTTCAACATGGGAATGGCGCGCCAGCGTGTGCACCAGTTTGAGATTTCCTCAGACGCAGAAACCTGGTTTACCGACCTGGTCGCGGATGTGGAAGCAGGGCGCTGGTAATGCCTCTGCCGATTAAGCAGGGGATCGACGCCCTACCTGTGGCGATGATCCCCGATAACCCGACAGCATTCGTCACCTGGTTTAAGAACTCGTTTCTTGCCAAGTGGGCGAGCAACGCTGACGTTCGTAACGCCACTCAAGGACCCGGCATCAGCATCACCGGGAACGCGCTGACAGCCGCGACGCTGTCAATCAGCGAAGACTTTCAGTCATTACTGGCTCAGCCGTATGTACTGGTCGGGTCACCTGTTGGATCTGTCGGCTTAACCGACTACCGCTCCATTGCCACCCAGGCAAATGTTTTGTCGCTTACCGATGGCGGTTCTGAGGGCGCGTTAACAATCGGCGTAGTGGCGAACGGCATCGGCAACACTCAGATCAGGCAGAGTGCTGCTGCGTCTGTCGTCGGAAACGCCGGGGCGGCACCTAGCAACGTATCCGACATCTCTGCATCGGCAGACGGTCAGGTTCTGCTGCGTCAGGCCGGGTCTCTTAGTTTCGGGGCACTGCCTGTCACCGACCTCGCTGCCATCGCTAGCAACACCGTTGTAGGGAACATTGCAGGAACCGCCCAAGCACCTGTGGCTCTTACCCAGGCGCAGCTGACCGCGCTAATCAACCTCTCGACTACCGTCGCGTCGGGCGCAATGCCTCCGCTCACTGGCTCTACGTCGGTGTTCCTGAACGGGAATGGCGCATTCAGCGCCCCGGCGATTCCTACGGCTGGCAATCCGACGAGCAAGATCGGCCTGACCACCGTCAACGGCACCGCGACGACTTGGATGCGTTCGGACGCCGCGCCGCAGCTGGATGTCACAATCGCGCCAACGTGGACGGGAAACCATACCTTCACGCCGGGCTCATCGTTCACCAAGATCAACGCGCTATCTGGTCAGCGCGGACTGCAGATCGCGATGGGCAGCTCTAGCGATGTCGGGTTAGAAATCCTCGATCCAGGTACGAACGGCACCGACTTCCGCCTGAACACAAACAACACTGGCGTTGTTATCCAGGCTCTCGCGAGCGCGTCGAATCCGGCGAACTTGACGCTACAGGTAACCGGAGGGGTAGCGCTCACGCTAGCCTCAACTAAGTCGGCGACATTCGCGAGCACACTCGGCATCAACGGCAACACGCCGCCCGCGCAAGTGACCGGCTGGGGCACACCGACTAGCCCGGCTGTGGTGGCCAATTTCAGCGGCACCGCTGCTACTAACGCGCAGGTGCTCTCAGCCCTGGCGCAGATCATCACAACTCTAAAGGCATTTGGACTCTTTGGAGCCTAATCAAAGGTGAAGCCTTGAATATCGACACGTTGAAGAATCTGCTGGTGTTCATGGATCGCGTCCAGACGGTTGGCAAGGAAGCTTTTGTCTGGGTGCAGACCTATGCAGCAGTTCAGTCAGAGATTCAGTCCCTTGAGACGTCTCCAGTTCCGAGTATCGGAACCGCACCGTCCGCGTGAATTCATCAGACCCGCCCATTCTCACGATGAGAGGGCTTATGGTGGTCGACAGCTTTATCAGCAACCCCGATAAGGTGCGGAAGTCGGCGTTGCAGGCAGGCTTCGGTACCTGGCGACCAAACAAAGGCGAAGTAGGCTCATCCGTATACGACGGCATGAGCTTCTGGGGCGATCACTCCATTTTGCTGAAGGGATTGGCCCAGGCATCTGGTCAACCCGTGTATCCAAACAGCATGTTCTTCCGTGTGACGAACTCCGACACGGAAGCTGCTTACGTGCACAGCGACCGGGAAGCGGGTGACTATACCGCCATCGTCTATCTGTCGCACCACGACGAAGGCACCAGCGGCACGGGCTTTTACCGTCACCGCAGAACCGGGCGCATCCTGATGGATTCATTCCAGGAGATGAGCAGGGACCCGGAAGAGTTTGACCGCCTCAAGCACGAGATGGTTTCGGGTTCCGACGAATTCTGGGAACAAATTCACTTGGTGCCCGGCATCTACAACCGTGCACTCATTTTCGATGCGAAGCTGTTTCACGCACGACTCCCCAAAAACGGGTTCGGCGGCACAGCTGAAGACGGCCGCATGGTTTGGGCCTGTCATTTCAACCTATAGGAAATCAACAATAAATGGCTGAAATATGGGGCGCTGCAATCGCAGCCGTCGGCGTAGTCGGCGGGGCGGTGATCGCCAGCAACGGCGCGAAGTCTGCCGCTAATGCTCAAGCTGCGGCTGCCGGCGATGCCGCGCAGACCCAGCTTCAAATGTTCAACACCGAGAATGCGCTCTACGGCCCGCAGCGCAATCTCGGGTACGGTGCTGACTCGCTGCTTGCGCAGCTGTATGGCATCCCGAATCCGAACGCCCCTGGGACCAGCGCGTTGTATCCAGCTAATGCTGCAGCTGACTCGATCAGCGGCACAGGACCTGGCGGACAGTTCGGTACCCCAGGGGTTACGGCTTCGCCTGGCAGCACCAAGAGCGCTCCGGCTAACTTCTCGAACTTCTTCAACTCGCCTGGGTATCAGTTCACTCTGCAGCAGGGTGAGAACGCGATCAAGAGCGGCGCTGCGGCTAACGGCAACCTGTACTCGACCAATACGCTGACCTCGCTGAACAACTACGCGCAGGGACAGGCTGGCAACCAGTACAACAACTACGTTCAGCAGCTTCTGTCACTTGCTGGTCTGGGTGGATCTGCAACGGCTGGAACGGCTAATGCTGCGACCACGGCCGGCAACAACATCTCATCTACCCAGCTGTCGGCTGGAAACGCGAACGCCTCTGGGGTGTTGGGTCAATCTAGCGCCTGGAGCGGCGCGCTCAACAGCGCCAGCGGGTACCTGAAAAACGTAAATTGGGGCAGCGTTGGCGGATCGGACAACGTCACGCCGAACTCAGCTGGGACAAATCCGTGGGACTAAAGGAACAATAAATGGCAGACCTTCCTGTTACTCCACTCGCAGACTACGGCTCGTTGCTTAGCAGCTTGCCGATGGCGAATTCAACGATTGCCTCGCAGCAGGCACAGCAGCGCCTATTGGATACGCAGACCCAGGGCGCGCAGATTGCAAATCAAAAGTCAGCTCTGCAGCTTGGATTGCTCAAGAATTTCCTTCAGGGCGATGCGGCTAATGCTTCGTCGACCGGGGCACCGTCCAGCCAGGGTCAGCCGTCGAGCATTGGCAACACCGGGGTAACCCCCGATGTGATCTCTCAGCAGGCCTTCAGTCAGTACGCGCCGATTCCAGCCGCACGTCCGCCATCTGTGGTTCAACGAATCTACAACGCGAATGTCGCCGGCATGCCAGAAGTAGGGGCAGCGATTGGCGCTCAGTACGACGCTCAGGTCGCCGGAGAGAACCAGCGGCGAATGCTGGGTGCGTCTGCCAGTTACCAGTCGGCCGACCAAGTGGCCAATGCGCCAGAGGGTGCCGCCTGGGAGACATTAAATCGTACCCAGCCAGACGTAGCGGCGAAGCTAAAGCAGCAGTACGCCAACGACACACCGGACCAGCTCGACGCTGACGTCCGTGCGTTCGCGCAGCACATTGGCGCGGCCACGCACCAGTACAGCGGCCGTGATACCGGTATGGAAAACGGCGTGCTTGTCGACAAGCCAAGTGGCAAGCAAGTCCTTGGCACAGATCAGCTTCTGACGGGACTAAGCGCAGCCGACAAAGAGAAGGCATTCGCCTCAGCAAACGAAATCGTCACCATCGGCGCAGGCCTGCCAACTGCACGTTGGAAGGCTGAGGGGTTCGCATCTCCTGAGGCGTACGTTGTTCATGCGGACCGTGCCGCCCGCAGCACCGCGAGCGCGCCTCAGCAGACACAGCCAACTCAGACACCGTCGCCGAAGCAGCAGGCACCGACCCAAAGCGAGTTAGTCTCCAGCGCAGTGCCTAAGGCTGTCGACCCGCAGTTGAAGTCTGCGCTGGCAGACACCGACTACCGTCTGGCTCCGATTGCGAAGCCAAACGACCAGGTAAGCCTGGAGAATGCCAAGAACCAGACCAAGCTCAACACTGACAACTCGAACGAGCTGAAGAAGAACTCGGACGAGGTAGCTGCGGCCAGCGCTCGCGCGCTGCAAAACTTCCAGGCCGCGAAGACTATCCTCGACGCACCGGACGGCAAGCGCGTCACCGGTCTGCCGGGGCAAATCTCTCAAGAGCTTGCGCGCCTCGGTCTCGACACGGATACAGCTGACCATCGGGTTGAGGCAGTGAAGTACCTCACGAACGGCGCACTTGGAGGTCTCAAGACCACCTACGGGAGCAAGCCGGCGATGTTCGACGTCAAGGTGAACCTTGAGCAGGCCTTCCCGGATGTGAAGTCCCAGGGCATCGGCGCGGTGCGCGACCTGGTCGACGCCAACATTGCGGCATCCAAGTACGACCTAGCCAGCTCGCAGCGAGTGCTGCCGTACCTCAAGGCGGGAAACGACGCCACCAACTTCAACAAGTGGAATGAGCAGTACTTCCAGCGCTCGGGGGCGGTAAATACTCAGCCCGTGCTGCGGCCGGGTCAGCAGAACAGCGGCGCTAAGGCGATGCCGAGCGGCGACAAGCTTCAGACATACGCCAACACCCACTTTGGCGGCGACTCAGCGAAGGCTAAGGCGTTCCTTAAGACGCAGGGATACAACTAAGTGCCAACTAACATTAGCGACCTCCCGGTGCCGACGGCCGCTGCTGCGCCTGATATCAGCGACCTACCTGCACCACCGAAAACAGGGGCTGACGCCTCGGTTCAAGATGAAGGCGGCTCTCGCGTCATCGGCTTGGGTGGTCGTGCCTTGGTACGAGGATTGGGCCAGCTTGTGGACACGCCCGGAGCCCTAGCTTCGCTTGCTGACCAAGCTGGCACGTCTATGCACAACTATGTCCGGCATCTTGTCGGGTTGGAGCCGGACGCAGACCCACCTATTGAGGCCCCGCACACTGGAGCTGATCTGGCGGACAAGGCTGCCGACATTCTTGGGTATCCGAGACCTGAGACTACGGGCGAGCGCATCGGCACGGCCGCAGTGGCCGGCATTCCATCTGCATTGCTTGCGCCCGAAGCTCCTCTGGGTACGGCGCTATCTGGTGCTCTTGGTGGTGCGTCGTCTCAGACGGTCAAGGAAGCTGGTGGATCACCGCTCGCGCAGACTGTTGCTGGTGTTGCCGGCGGCAGCTTGCCAGCTATCGGTACCGGCGTAGCAGCTGGCGCACGCGGTCTAGCTCGTGGTGGCGAAGCCGGTAGGGCCGCGCTCCAGGCAAACATCGACAACGCCGCCGCGAACGACGTACCCCTTACAGTCGGACAGGCCACGGGAAATGGCGTGATCCAACGAGTGGAAGGCGTGAGCCGCACCCTTTGGGGCGGTGGATCTATCGGCAAGACCGCAGAGTCGCAGAATCAGGCTCTCTCGAATCGCGTTGATCAGATCACCGACAACCTGGCGAAGGGGACCGATGCGTCTCCTACTGCAGCGGGCAACGCGATCACGTCGGGCGTTGAGAGCACACGTCAAACAATGAGGAACGCCGAGAGCGCCGCGTACGACAAGGTCGACGCCCTAGTGCCGCCAGATACGCAGGTGGGCGTCAGCAGCACCTTGGCTAAGCTCAAGTCCTTGACCACGCCTACGCCAGGTGCCGAGTCGACAAGTGCGGCTCTCATCCCGCCGAAGATTAAGCAACTGGCTGACAATTTGGCGTCAGACACAGAGGCCAATGGCGGTAAGTTGCCATACGAGACGGTGAAGGCACTGCGCACGGCAGTCGGCAACGAAATCGACCGAGGATTCGCTCCAGCGAACCCGGCGCAGAACAACATGTACAAGCAGCTGTATGGTGCCCTAAGCGACGACATGCAGCAGGGTGCGACGTCGGTGAGCCCAGAGGCCGCTAAAGCGGCGAAGGACGCTAGCGCGCTGTATGCCTCCAACAAGGTAAGAGAGGGCTATCTCGACTCCGTAGTAAGCAAGAACGGAGGCCCTGAGGCTGTTTACAACGCCGCTTTAGCGAACTCGAAAGACGGCGCGACCAAAATCGGCAAGGTTATGGGTGCTCTCGGGGACGATCAGCAGAACGTCGTCCGAGCCACCGTAATCGACAAGCTAGGTCGCGCACTGCCAGGAAGTCAAAACGCCGCTGGAGATGCGTTCGACGCAAGCAGATTCCTGACGAATTGGTCCAAGATGTCCCCAGATGCCAAGGACGCGCTCTTCGGTGCCTCGGGCTCGCCGAAAACACTTCGCGATTCCTTGGACTCGCTAACCAAGACCATGGAAACCCTGCGTAATGCTGACGCTCTCAAGAATCCGAGCGGGACGGCGGCGACGGTGGGCCACGGTTTGGGCCTCGCGGCTCTCTATGAGGCAGGTACGCAACTTCTCTCTGGTGATCATCACACCGCGCTCGCGGCTGGCGGAGCCGTGGCTGGTAACTACGCATTGGCGAAAGCCCTTACGAACCCCAAGACGGCGCAGTGGCTAGCGACTACCTCCAAGTTGCCGCCGTCGTCGCTGCCGACTGCGATCACGCAGCTAGGGCAGTCACACGATCAAGATTCTCGGGACCTAGCTGCTTACTTGCAGCAGATCAACGGAACACAATAGCCAGCACGACCGCACCCAAGATTAGGGTGCCAGTTAGCTGCGGATTTCTCGATTTCTCGATGGGGCCGACAACAAGCTTGCCGTAGATGAGCAGAAAGGCCACCCAGCAGATCATCCATCCGGCGATAACAGCGGGAACTGCCAGTAGCAGCCAGACCCAGGTCGGCAACAAATCTAGTACGTTCATTTTGTCTCCTTACGTTTTGCCTTCCGCGCCTTCACAGCTTTCCTGCTGATGCGCTCGTAGTACGCCTTCTGCTCGGAGCGAGTCGTTCCGCCCCTGACCTTCGATTTCCCGGTGCCGGCCTTGCCGCCCTGGGCTCCGATCTTCCTCAAGTACTCGCTAATCAGCTTCCCGTTCATTGGTAGACCCTGATGCCTATGAAGCTAAAAGGCAACAGTGGACATCAGGGCCCCCTACCAAACCGTGCATGCGGATTTCCCGCACACGGCTTACCAG